TGCATATCCAGACCGTCCTCGTCATATACTTTCTTTGCCATATCGTTATTCTTTAAAAGTTATTTCATCCGTTTCCATCCATCCGTTCGGCTCCAAGGTTTGTCACCGCGCCAAAAGCCCGCGCCGAAACAACTCCTTATCGCCTGCCAAACCAGCTTGGCTCCTATATAGACCGCCGCCACCACCCGTTCACCTACGCGGATGGCCGTCACCTCTTTATCTCCAACATGGATCATCCCTGTTCCTCCTCGTAAATCAAGTAAATGGTCTTGCCGTCCTTTTCCGGGAGACTTTCAAACTCCTCCTCACTCATCTCCTCATGTTTGTAACCTTGGGCTATCGCGTCCTCGGCCTTCTTCGCGGCCGCCTCCGCCTTTGCCGCCGATTCACCCGCAGTTTGAATAGCTTTCTTTGTCTCCTGGGTGGCCGCTTCCATTTTCGGGGCCAGTTCCTCCACCCTTTCGGCAGCCTTGATCGCCCTTGCCGCCGCGTCATCGGCCGGCTTGCCCAGTAAGGTGATCGGGACGTTCACCAGCTTGTCACCTTTCTGCGCAGGCAGGGATTTGACCCCGCTCAGCGAGCCGACCGTCTCAAGGGATTCGACACTCTTGGACTCCGCCTTGACGACTTCCAGAATTTCCTGTTTTTCTTCTTCTGTAAATGCCATACCGCTACTCCTTTCTTTCTACAAGTTCATACACTTGCCCATAGCCTCCGGCTGTCAGACTCTCACCGCACACCTCCTTAATCAGGGTGACGTCTTCACTCTCCAAATCCAGCACGCCCCCGCCCTGGATGATACGCTGGCACAGGACATAAGCCTTGAACTTCTCGTCACGTCCCACGGGCTTGTCCTTCCCGTAATTGAACAGGGCCTCCGCCACGGCGGTGGCGACGTTGTCACCGTCAAGCTCGTTCCCTTTGAACCCCCTGAATCTCCTGTTTAAGTCAACTTTCATATTCTTTGGTTTTAAATGTTTATTCTCCTGTATAGCCGACAATGATGCCCCCCCTCACGATAAGTCTTATTTTGTCAAGGTCTGGATTCTGGGCGGCACCATCCCCCCAGTTCACACCCTCGTTATACACGTATGTACCGTCGGAATTACGACTCTTGATGTACCGGAACCCTTTCGACGCGCAAACATCACTTATCAATCCGTTACCGGTGTCCCTTACATCTACCGGACCGACAAAGAACCCGGCATAGGTCATACCGCTGGCCGGATAGGTCAAGGGGCCTGTCGACGCGTATATGGCGGCCCCACCGGAGGTCGCCCCGACCGACTTCACGCCGAACCGCCCGTCGGTGGCGCCATTGAAGGCCACGTCCACGATCCCCTCCGTCGAGGAGCTCGAGACCCCCAGTTTCAAACTCCGGGAATCGTTACCGAAATAATCGCGGCTCTTCCAATACAAGCGGCCGGACTCGATGGTGAAGCCGCCTATCTTGCCTTTATCGGCCTTGACGATCCCGCTGACGTTCGCGTTCCGGGTCTCGATGCTCCCGTCCGTGAGGACCTTGAAATAGCCGTTCGCCGTAACAAGCCCCTCCAGCTCGATCTGGTCGGCCCGGATGGTGACACCGGAAACAAGGTCCCCGAACTCGTCACGCTTGACATAGACCTTCAAATCCGCGCTCTTGACAAGACCGTTGTCGCTCACCCCTTGGGCGAACAGCTTGGAAAAATCAGCGGTCGTCACCAGGCCGGACTTGTTCTTCAGGCTTCCGTCAGCGTTGAAACGCTCGGATATGAGCCTGTTGTACTTCGATGTCGTAATGATGGATGACTCCTCCAGCACGTTACCGTCCTTGTCGAAATTCGCCGCCGCGATCTTGATCATCTTGTCCGACTGCTCGAAGAACGTGGCGTACTTATATGCCAGGGCATCCGTCCGGTCTGTCGAGAACACCAACAGGGACACTTGGATGACACCCGTGAACGACAGCTTGAAGTCACCCGTCCCGTTCCACAATCCGGAATGGTTGAGTACCTTTTCCCCGCCGACCGGCAAATCACCGTCGTAAGCGAACATATTGAAGTTCTCGAATCCCGCCTTATTCCCGTTCACGAACTCGATACGAAGATGGCCGGCTTCGATCACCTTGTAATGGAAGGACAGGTAGACATAGCCCGGAATGCGAAGCCCGTCCCCGTTCAACTCCTTGAAATCGGGGATCGTGCGGAAATCTCCGTTCTTCTGCATGATGTAGCTGTTCGTTATCCTGACGTAAGGAACCTTGCCGGTCTTTACGACCTCCACGTTGCCGTTCTCGCTCGATGACAACAGTTTATTACCGGCAAGAATCCACTTGCCGCCGAAAGTCAGGAACGCGGCCTTGTACCCGCTTATCCATTTACTCATCCCCTCGGTAAACGTGGTGTTATCGAAAAAGCTCTGCTCCTCCCTCACCTCGTCACGCAGACCTTCTACGGCGGACTGTATCTTACCCTCCGTAATTTCAAATTTCGTCAGGATATCCTCGCCGGTCATAAGGATAAACGTACCCTTGAGGTACACGTTGTCGCCATAAAGACCGTTCCCGTGCGGCTGGTTATTCGCAGGGAAAGCGCTGTCCTTGATACCGTCGAGATTACCCACCCGGCAACGCAAACAGCCGTTGAAGTTTTTCGCATTCACGCCGTCCAGTACGTCAACACGTGGCTGGCCGTCCTCGGTAGCCGATATGCTGATCAGGTTCTGCCGGAGCGGGTTTTCCGTGTTACCCATCAACACGCACTCATCACCCGCCTTCGGTTCCGTCCCGCCAAACTCCCTCTGGGGTACCGTTATCCCTTCCGTGTCGCCTTCCGACACTTCCACCCAGTAACCCAGAATCTCCGCCCCCGTAAAAACGGCACAGCGCATCAGGTCGTGCGCCACGAACGTGTTCTCCTGCTCAAAGGTGATGCGGTAATTGTTGCCCTCCTTGGTCACGGTCTTGATCTTACCGTTGGCTGCGGATACAACCAGCTGCCCCCTTACGCTGCGAACCGTTTCTATGAGCAGTTCCAAGGCTACCAACGTCTGCCGGATGGTCGCCTTGTCTATCGTGAGATTACTCAGCCCCGTTATTTTATCTATCCATAGCTGCCAACCCTCGCCGAACATGCCGTCCACGAAACGGGTACTGCGGAGCAATTCCCGGATAACAGCCGTCAGAAACTCGGCGTTCCCGTCGCCGTCAACATTGCCTCCGGATTCCCCGGCTTTGTAATCCCCAAAATAAGCCCCTTTCAAAAAACCGATCACCTCGGCAGCGGTATCCCGACGGTGTTTGCTCAGGAACTCCCTTTGGCTTCTTTTTGCCGAGAAAAGGTTGTTGTCGGTCGGCAGCGTATTATCGAAGCTCCGGATAATATCGGGAAGCCCGGAACTTTCGGCCTTGGCTTTCGTATAGCTTTTCAATTCCCCTATACTGTCGTTTACCCTGTCAAATTTCGATACCTGCAGGGCGTCGCTGATCTCCAGGTCCATCTCCCCGGGAAGGTTTACCCTGCGGGTGATCTTCGTAATGCGGCTCCTGCGGTAACCGTCTTTCGGGAAATACTCCGAGCTCTCCAATTTTACGCGCCGGCCGACAAACAGATCGGCCTCCTGCTGCTCGATCCACACATGATCGGTCGGAGCCTTGTAAGCGGCAATATCCAGCCAGTGGTCCTTATTATATTCGTCCACCGCGGCCGCAAATTCCTCCTCTGCCAACCGGTAATATTTATCCGGCATCCGGATATTCCAAAGGACATAGGTGTCCCCGGCCTTCGGGACGAGCTTGCCGCCCGGAAGCTGCGTGTCATTGCCGTAAGGCCAGATCGTGACGATCTCGAACTCACGGGTGGCACTATCGAAGTTCACCTCGAAATAATGGTCGTCCCCCTCTCCCAGCCCGGAAAGGTCACCGCTCTGGAAGGAGACGCGTTTCGTCTCACCGGCCAACTCATAATCGTTAGGATCGAAATCCATCCCGCCGTCCTTGAAGTAATAGACGGTAAAGGCCTTACCTTCCTCGTCCGTCACCTCCTCGCTCCGGACACTGCTTACCGTTCCCACCCGCCGGGGATAGATATCGCTGAAGGCGGCCTGTTCGTAGTGGTCATAGATACCGTACTCGTCCACGCCCACCTCCACGTACTTCTTTTTTCCGGGGAGCATCAGACGGGGGCTGCCGTACTTCTCGGCGTCGATGTTCCTGCTGCTGCCGATCGGGAAAAGGCGTGTGTAGAACTTCGCCGTATTGCTCGTATCCCGCTCCAGGGAGGTCAGCCCCTTGCCGTATCCCAACGTGATCTCCTCACCGTGTTCGCAACGGCACACGTTTACCGTCTGCCCCTCGACCCACCACTCGGCCTTGCCTCCCACCTTGCCGGCGATCTCCTTCAAAGCCTGGTCGCAGTACATGCCCTCATAGTCGATCACGATAAGATCGGTACCGTCCACCTGCCCCACCTTCCAGTCGGTAATGTTACCCATGCCGTCGTTGATGGCCTTCACCACCATCGCCACATGGTCCCGCGGCGTGGCCGTCAATGTAAACAGGGGATTGGTGTCGCCGTCCGTTGTCTCCAGCACGAGAAAACGCCTGATCAGGCTCTCGATACCGTACAGCTTCAGGTTATACTCCCACTCGCTCCCGCTTTTCTCTTTCGGGGTGTACCGCTCCGTCAGCCAGTACCGCTCGCCCATGTAGTCCGTGAAGTCGCCTAC